GATGAACCACAGTTACATACTTTACAATCGCATTTCATATTAATAATTATTTTTACAGGTTTGGTCTTAATCTTGCAAATTTCTCAGATACAGATTCTACTAAAGGTTCTACTGATTCTCCATACTGTTTATCTGCTAAAGGTTTTAGTTTCTTTCTTAGTACTTTTTCTTCATCTTTAGACCTTTGTAAATCTTCAGTTGACTGTTGAATCAAACCATTAATCTTGTCTACATCAGCTTGTGATGATCTACCAGTATTTTTATTGTTTTCAGCTGTTTTTAATTCTTCTTTTAATGTACTAATTTTTTCTGAAGTAGTCTTTTGAATTTTATCTTGATCTGCAATTTTACCTTCTAGCTGAGCAATTTTATCTTCATTAGTATCAGGTGTTTCTCTTGGAGCATCATCTACTTTAGTTTCTGGTTCAGATTTAGTATCTTTCTTTTTAGCAGCAGTAGATTCAAAATCCTTTATACCACCAGCTAATTCAATTGCCTTTTTATTTAATTCAGTTTGTCTTACCTTTAATTGCTTAGCTTCTTCACCTGTAGCAGACTTAAGTATAGTTTTATTAGCAGCAAGAGCAGCCTTTGCTTTTGCAAGAGACGAAACCTTTTTTAATATAGGTGATGATGCTAAAGTATCCATTCTATCACTAACGAGTTTAGCATCATTTTTAAGTGCTGTATTCTTAGCAGCATTAGCCTTTGTTAATACAGCATTATTTCCTGGATCTTTTACTGAAGATTTTTGTTTCTTTTTCTCAAAATTAACATCATTAAGAGCAACTGCTACTTTAGCCTTTACCAGCTTTTTAGCATTATTCTTAATCTTTACGTATTTAATAGGACTTTTTAATACATCCATTATTCCTTCATTTACAAATTCAGAATATGTTTTTAATTTTGCCATGATCTATTATTGTTTTTAATTGTTTTATATATTTAAGCTATAAGAACAAAAAAGCCACTCCGAAGAGTGGCTTTTTATATAAAATATTACTATTGGTTCAAATTATACAATCTGAGCACCACCAGCGAACGTAAAGTTCATTGTGTAATACATTAATTCAGGATTAAATCCAGCATCTACTAAAGCGAATCTTGATTTAACTGCAATTTTAGGAGCCATAGTTCCTTCAGCAATTGTTTCAACTGATTCAGCCATTAAGTAAGGCATAAATACAATACCAGGAGAATTACCATCACCTTTACGTCCTACACAAATTGTATAGTCATTAAAAGCTCTGTTAGGATCTACATAAATTGTTACCCCAGCAATTGCACCGATTGGATATAAAGATCCACCAGCTTGGTTAACTGTATTAGATAACGGATATGCAATAAATCCAGCTACAGATTGAAGAGCAGTTGCCATTTCTCCACCTGTTACTGCAAACGTTGCAGGTCCTCTTCTTCCTCTAGTAGCAATTAAGTTACTTGCAGCAAGAATTTTAGTATAGATTCTACGTTGTAGAGTTCCTTGTGTATTACCACCACCAGCAGTTACAGCACCTAGAACAGCAACAGTTGCAATAGCATTGTTGACGTTGTTAGGTCCTAAAGGTAGGGCAGCATTCGCGACAGGTGCAGCAGCAGCAGTAAATGCTTCTGATAAAACAGTACCTGAGACAGCTTGAGTATTAACAGCGTTTGTTACACCGTTTCTAAATATTCTGTCTAGAATGTATTTGTTGATAGATTGAGTTAACTCATTTACCAATACTGCTTCAACTTGAGCTACAGCATCAATACCGAATTGCTTCAGATCTTGAACTTGTTCTCTAGTTACACCAGCAGCTACTTGGAAAGTATCAGCGGCAACAGATTTGTTAAATAAAGTTAATCCCATTATGTTATCAACAGTTGATTCACCTACACCTCTAAGGTAAGGATCGTTACTGTTCATACTCTCAGTTGCAAAACCAGGAGCACCAGCAGCAGGGTTGTTAGTTGGTTGAAAAGCATTACCAGAAAAACCAGTAATATGATCTTCTAACGCTTTAACATGTCCTAAACCAGAACCACCGTTTGCAGCAGTTTGGAAAGTACCAGCGATTCCCATAGTTGCAGAACCTACACCACCCGTTTGGACAGCACCAGCAAAACCAGCTACAGCAGCACGAGTTGCACCAGCAGCAGGAGCAGCAGGCCATCCAGCAGCACCAGATCTAAAGAAATTACCACCAGCAACAATTGCTACGTAAATTGATTCAGCAGCACCTTCACCACCTTGGGTAAATGTATTTGCTATACCATTAAATCCAGCAGCGTTGATTGCAGCAGTTGATGATCTTACTCTAAAGATAGCTAAACCATCGATTCTAGAATAACCTACAAAAGTTAATTCGTAAGAAGCACCATTTGTTGCAACTACACCAGATGCAGTACAATAGATGATGTCATTTACTGTAAAGTTTGTTGCAGTACCTACAGCAGGAATTGCATTAACTTTAATTAGTAAAGAAGTACCTACTACGTCTTGACCTCCAGTTAGTGGAGCTCCAGTTGTTCTACCTCCACCATAAACAAAGTCTAGGTAAGTTAAAACGCCCATTGGGCCTTGCATTGGTACTACAGGAACTAAGTCTAAACCTACAGTCTGTGCTGCTACTTGCATTGCAAGTGGTAACAAAGAAAAAGGTCTGTCACCAGATCCAGTTACTTGTGCAGGGAATGCATTCATTGATCCAGGATTTCCTGGTAATGTTGCGTTACCCATACTTTGAACATTCATGTTCGGGTTAAGGTGTACAGTATTGTAAACACTTTCATTAAGGTTATGGTAATGGCAATACTTAGACATCCAAGCTAACTTAGATTTTTCAGTAATTCCAGTACTTTCCTCAATAACAGGTCCCCAAGTCTTTTGAACCTCAGCCTCATTGATTAATTGATTTGCGTACATTATTTAAAATTATTTTTCGCATTTTGTGAAACATATCTTTTATGTTTCGTTTTATAATCGCCTGAGCTCTTTTCTTCTTAGCTATTCGATTAATATTGTTTAGATTAAGTTATCTACCTAATCTGAATTTCATTTTGTTGATTAAGTCTGCAGAGAAGCTTTCATTTAATAATGGTTCAGCTTTTACAGCAGCAGATTCACCAGCAGTTTTACTTTCATTGATTGATTCTAAACTCATTTGAGTATTTCTTAGATCTCTTGTCTGCCAGAAATTGTTAATAGCATAAGGAGTACCTAAAGAATGGAATTTAGATTCAGCAATAATTTGTTCTTTTCTATTTTCCGAAAGAGAATTCCATTTATCAGAATATTTTGATGGCATATCATTAATAAAATTAACTGCCTTTCTTTCAGTAATAAAACATGAATCCCAAACGTTTTCAGCTTGCATAGTTGACATAATAGAATCTTTGTTCATTGATTCAACTAATAAAGCTTTTTTGTTATCTTCTAAAGAATCAAATTGATTTCTTTTAGATTCTGATAGGAAATTCATAAAGTGCATTTCAGAAAGATTTTTAGTTTCTGCTTTAGAAATTAAGTTTCCTAATTTTTCACTAATAGTATCTTTATAAGATTTAGATTCCTCATGCATACACTTATCACACATTTCTTTTATTGCACCTTTGTCAGCATCGGGATATTGTTCACATACTTGTTCGTATTTCATTCCTTCTCCCATACATTTAGAAACTTCTTCCAAAGTTGGAGTATAGCCTTCTTTCATTTTTCCATATTCATTAACTGTAGATTCATTAATTGCTTTAGCATTAATAGTAGTTGCATTTTCAGCAATATACTCAGAGTATTTAATAGATTTGTCTAAACCTTCTCCAAGATATTCAGAGTAAGCAATATTTTGATCTACCTTTTCAGCAACATATTCAGAATATTCAATTCCTTTTTCTAAAGCTTCTCCTAAATAATTAGAATATTGAATTCCTTTGTCTGCTTGTTCAGCAACATGTTCAGAATATTGAATAGTCTTATCTAGTTCTTCACCTAAGTAAGAAGAGTAGTTTTTAATTTTATCTACATTCTCTGCTAAGTAGTCAGAGTAAGAGATACTTTTGTCAAGGTTTTCTGATAAGTATTCAGTATAATCAGTTACCTGATTTACTTTCTCTGCAATATGCTCAGTATAATTAACTAATTTTTGAATTAGTTCATCACTGTTTGAATTTGCAGATTCCTTAACACCGTCTAATGTATTCTTTACATATTCGGTGTACTTATTGAAATCCTCAACGGTTACAAAGTTTCCTGAGTTATTTTCCATTGTTAGATCTGTTTTATTTGTTTTATTTATTTCATCTTCAGTTTCAGCCATTTCATAAATGTATAAACCTTCAGTATCTCCGAAGCCATAAGATTCATTTACTTTAGATAACTCAGCATTTTCAAATCCTGGATCAGCAACTAAATCATATGTAAAGAATTTTTTAATCTTAACCTTACCAGCCTCGTCAACAGTACCAGCAGCTCTGCTAGAAATATGCAATGGAATACCATCTTCTATTAATGCTTGAGCTTCTTTACCTTTTGACGTATTTAGTAATCTTATTCTTCCTAATACTTGTTTCTTTGCTTCATCGTATTTTAAATCTTCGATAACATGAGATACATTTGATAAACTAATATCAAAATCCTTAGGGTGGTCAAGTTCACCTAACAGTTTGTTAGTTTTTACCTTTTCCTGTAATTCTTTAATATGAGGAAGTACTTCAGCTTCTTCATAAATTCTATTATTTTTATTCTTTACTCCGATCTCAGTAAATACTCCTTCAAGTACAACAGAGCCATCGGCATCTTTAGTCATACTTAAATTAGACTTAGATCTTTCTAGAATTAAAAGTTTCTTATTAGACATCTTTCTAGTATTAATTTGATTTATATATTACAACTCTTAATAGTTTTTAGATATCCGCTAACGGATCATCATCTATACCATCACTTTTTTCCTCAGGCTTAAAATCCTTCTTGTTTGCTCCTAAAAGTATCTTTTCAATATCCTCTTCTTTAAAACCTTCAGTTCTAAGTTCTTCACGCTCTTTAGCTCGAGCATTTGCTTTGATATCATCACGTGTAAATCCACCATATCTCTTAATTAAGAATCCTAAATCAAAATATGGTATTTCTTCCATTTCAGCATTCATTGTGCTTAATTGAGTTTTTAGATTACCAATAAAATCAAGACGTTTTGTTTGGAGTTCCATTTCCTTCATTTCTTCAAACACGTTATCCTTTATAAAATTCAATCCTAACCCAGCCTTAAATGCAATGTCATTTTTTAATTCTGGATGATTAAGACACATTTGAAGATATACAGGCTTAACTAATATTTCTTGGAATATTGATCTTAGTCTTGAAATAAACCTTCCAAACTTAATTTCATCCCTTAACATACCACTTGCTTCCATATCATATGTATTACCACCTTCTCTATCAAATCTAGAAAATGGTATTTTAGATGCAAGTTGTAATTTATCAGAAAAGTATTTTAAAGATTCAGTATCACCTAAATCTGGTCCATCACCACCAATTGTTTGAATCTCTGGTGATTCACCATCCTTTGAAGGTAACCAGTATTCTTTGTTAAACGGCATCATTGGTTTACCGTTAGTTTGTATTTCACCACTTTCAAAATTAAAATCTACAACCTCGCGGTATGAATTCATTAATGTTGATAATGATTGTTTTGCTCTAGTTTTAGATTTACCACCAACTGGGATAGTAAATTGAGTTTTAAATGAAGCATTTGACACAGCCCAGATAATTCTACTGTGTTCCATTATTCTTAATAAGTTAAATGATCTGATTAATCTTTCAACATATGATATTCTCATTGGAGAATTAACTTGTGAATATGAAAGGTATATTATTTGTGAATCCCATAACTGTCTTTCTTTTCCGCCTTCACCTTTATATTGAATCCAAACTTTTTTACCATCATCAGAATCAATACCTGGCATTAATGATATTGGATCTAATTCTTTAAATCCTATAATTTCAGTTTGTTTATCATTATAAACTATTTCAAATGCAAGATAACCATCAATCATCCATTTTCTAAAATAATTCCAAGGCTGTACTGCATCATTAAAACCAATGTAATTGTAGATATTATTATATACATCACTAATTTCTTCTTCTATAGATTCACCAATATGACCATTAAATTCAGCATAAGCCATAAAATTTGATTCATCAAATACAATAGCCTCATCTGTAATTACATCTAATATTTCTTCTATTTCATCTTGTACTGCAAATGTTCTAAGCTGATCTCTTTTTCTTGTATAATCTTGATCAAAAAATGCAATGTTTTTCTTTAATGTAGTATCTGTTAATGATAGTGCAGCAAATGCACCATACATATCATCGCTATCAGATCCCATAGGATTAAATGAATAACCCATTTGATTTTCAGTAAATCCTACTGCACGAGAATTACGAATGATCATATCATCATAAGCCATTCCTAAATTAGAAAGATCTTTAAGGATTTTTCTTACTGGATTACCTGTACTTAAAGGACCTCTTCTATCTGTAAAACCTGCCATATTGTTATTTTTTATTATTTTATATATTCTTGTAGTATAATGATTGTGCTTGGTTTATATTTCCACCAAAAAATTGATCTTCATTATTTACTGCTCCAATGTACCAATCACTATATCCTATCACATAAGGATTTTTCATTCGATCCATTCTGTACTGTCTTACACAGTATGTTAAATTGTATTTTGTACCAAGTGCTCTTTTTAAAAATTTCCACTGAAAGCTTGGAATAGGATCTTCTTTTAATGGATCTTCTTCTTTCTTACCTTCTATTTGAGTAAATAAAGTTTTTGTTAATTCAGTTAAAAATGGAATCCTAGCTTCATACGGCATATAATGTAAATTAATACCTAATTGGTGTCCATCGTCAGATTCGCCTAAACCTATTACTAAAGGTTTTGTATCATAAAAGTATTCTTGTGTTGTATAATAATTAAAACAATACATCTTACCTGGTAATAAAGAACCTTTGCTTTTAGCACCCATTAATTTAATATCTTCAATTGATCTTTTGGATGCACCAGTCCTACCTTTACTTTCAGTAAGGTAAATATTAAGGTCATTTGTAAATCTATGCTCTAAAGCCATTAAAATAAATTTGATTCTTCTGTTAGTAACATTACTTTACAATTTCTTTCTTTTGCCATTTTATTTAAAGCATTAGTTTTACATAAATTTCTAACATATGATTCATATGCATATTTAAAATTTTTTAATGCCTTTGCCGTTTTTCTCTTAGGTTCTTTTGGTTTTTGCAACTGAGCCTTAGGTTTTATTTCGACTACATATTCCTGTGTAGTTCCATCTCCTTTTTTCATTTTAAAGAAAAAATCTGGATAATACTTATGCCACTTATTATCTAGTAGACTAAAGTAAGGTATTGAAAACGGTTCTGATATCCAATAAATAACATCTATATTATGATCGCACCAATGGCAAAACTTTCTTTCCCAACTACTTCTGTATATAATAGGATCTCCTCCTCTATACTTTTGAGGAAACTTTGGTTTATAATAACCTTGTTTAAATCCAGACTTAGATGTAGGCTTTACCTTTTTAATGCTCATACAATGTTATATTGTATAAATACCTTCGCTATCAGCACTACCATTAATCGAAACAGTACCATGATATTTTTTAGGATGTAATTTATTCCAACCTTTTGCAAATCCTCTTTTAGCTATTTCAGTAAAATAAGCAAATGCATTTGTACTTTTTTCTGGATTAAAATTTCTCCAATATCTATAAAGATCCATATAAGCATA